ATGGATATAATAAAACAGATTTCCGGAGAAAATAACTCTATAAATCATGTTGATGCTGACATAAAAAAAATATCTATTCGCATTAATGGAAAGAACAATCATATAAATATAGAAAAGCATGCAAAAATACATAATTTATCCATTTTGATAAATGGTGATAATAATACTATTAATATCGGTGAGAGGTGTTCTATAGTTGGCTCTGTAAATATGAGAGGCGATGGGAACTGTCTCGTGATATCAAGCCTTACAAGCTTTCAGAACACCAATATAAACATTCAAGAGGGGACTAGTGTTTCAATTGGTGTTAATTGCATGTTTGCGTCAGGCGTTCAAATAAGAACAACAGACTCACATTCAATAACAGATATGGATGGAAACAGGATAAATCCAGCAAAAAACATATCAATAGGAGATAAGTGCTGGATTGGTCTTGATGCGCTCATCATGAAAGGTGCCTTTATTCCAGATGAAACTATTGTTGGCGCAAGGGCAACTGTAACTGGTAAATTTTCTGAAAGCAATATTATTATTGCTGGTACTCCAGCAAAAATAATCAAAACAGGTGTGAAATGGGATAGGCGATTACTATAAATCTCATTTAGCATAAGGCCAAAAGTTTTTTGGCCTTATAAACAATAATAAAAAACTTACAAAATAAATCTACTTTTTAGTATTATTACCATCCTATAATGACATCAACACTGCCAACATCAACAGGTGATGAGCTAGTGTTTTGGAATGTAACACGAATCATGTCGTCTGATATTGCCAATACATCAGTTATAACCCCTATTGGCAGATCTCCTAACACCGTCATATTGATTGGAAGTTCATTTTCTATTTTATATCCAGTAGCTACCCTCTGAATTGAAAATCTAGAGTTTGGATTAATTGAACCAACATTAATTGTTGATTTAATTTTTTTCCCAGAAAACACGATATCATTGAAATCAACATGAGAGTTATTTATTAGCGAATCGGCAATAGAACCTGAAAAATTGCTATTTATACCTACCTGTCTTAAAACTGAGTGTTTTTCAACCCTTACCCCATAATCCACTTTAGCTAAAGAGGCGTCGATATTATTTATTGCGACAACAGCACCATCGACGCAGTTTATCGCATATTTTGCGCTCCCTAGCATAACAATATTTCTTAATGATAAATATGAGGAAAATTGGCTGGTAGCAAATGCTGAACCTTCACTTCCAACCATATAACAATCAGATATCTCTACAGATGATGAATAACGAGCCGCTACGCAAGACTGAGTTTTCGGTTTTATAATTGACAATTCTTTTATATAGCAAGATGAAGCATGCTCAACCTTAATTGAGTCTTCATTTGAATTGTATGATGAAAATGAAAAACCTTTCACGCTAGCTGCGTAAATACATTCCAGCGAAATATTTGCGTTAGTAATATGAACTTCATTGATACAAAACTGAGATCCAGAGCCAGAAACAAGAACTCCACAAACAGAGCCTCCATTTACAATTAAATTGTTTGCATCCCAAACTACGCAACTACCACATTGTGAATCAGGGTAGTATCCACCTCCGATAATGAGTCCGTAATCACCATCTGTTTCAATAGCAACATTTTTTATGCTGTATATATTTGATCTAAATTGTATTCCTTTTGTTGTTTTTATTATGGAATTTATTGGTTTTGCCACAACCCCGTTAACCGGGCCTGAAATTATACCATTGTGACTCATATCCAATGTTAAAACATTTCCATCCTTGGAAATTATCATCGCTCCACATGAAATGTCTCTCCTGCCAGAAAGTATACAATATTTACCAACATGAAAATTATCTGCATTCTGAACAGAAACTTTAAATATACCAGTCAACACATCATAAGAAACATCATATACATTAACAGGACTATAATCCACACCCAATATATTCAGAGGAATATTATCAAACTCATCATAATGTGAATAACCATCAGGAATGTGAATATACTGCCCGTATTCTATCTGTGATCTAAGCTGATCGGGATCGTACTTCAGCACATTAGGAAAATAGAACTGCTGAGCACCGTACGCATCATAAACAGCCATAGAATGGCCATGTACAGTAACGAATTTGGCGATCTGTCCGTTATATACCGGGTAACCAGCAGCGTTAATGATGATTGGTTGCGATACAGGAACGTGAGAACAGTCTTCGTTTTCCACATAAACCTGAATCTGGTTTTCAGGATTTACAGGGTCAGTGTCAATTTTACCGATATAAATTTTGCCATTAGCTACGGCTTTAAAAGAACGAGCCATAGTGAAGAGTTGCGAAGGCATGCTTACCACAACATTGGCTGTAATGTCTGTCATTTAATTTGCTCCAGACGTAGCAATGCCGAACAAGATGCAACTTGCCCTGCATTGCACTAATGTCAGTTATGATTTGTTAATTATGAGATGAGTCTATGCAAAGAGATCTGTTGAATATTGCGCTCTATATATTTGTTTTTTGCACGTTCCTGGTGTTTGCGAAGCTATTCTGACAACGCATCAGACTTAACACCCTGCGTCATAGCGTTAATAGCCTTTTGTGCCTGCTGCATGGCTTTCTCAAACGCTGTTGATCCGTGTGTGGTATTTGCCATTCGTAGCATTGCATTTCTGAATGGCTCACTCTCATAGGCGCGAGTAAGAAGGCCGTAGCTTACTGCTGCGCCAGTTGTCGCCGGGTTCATTGCCGTACCATATCCGATAATGAACGGGATAGTTTGCTGCCCTGTTGGTGTTGTTACTGCCGCTTTTGCAGCCTGCTGCGTGGATTGCAGGTAGTTTTTCAATCCCCTCAGGTAAGCAGCATCCTGCCCCTTAAATGTGATACCCGTTTGGTTTTGCAGGATGTTAAGCTGTCGAAGGAACTGGTCAGGGGATCCACCTGATTTCTCTATCGCCTTTCCAATGATGCCATTGCGCATTTGCGCTCTTCCAACGCGACCAACTGAGTTATACAGCGTCTTAATTTCCGATTTGTTCTTGCTGAATAGCATGTTATTCACAACTTCCGGCGTCAGGTCGCCTTTCATGAGAACATTCTTCAGCCTGGTATTCTTTAGTTTCGCCGCTTCGTCAGCGTAGACGGCATTGGCCTGCTGATATTTACGAAGAGTATCATTGCCAAGATTCTGACCAATGGCACCATTGATATCGTCGGTCATCGCCTTATAAACGCGCTGAATGGCAGCATCGGAACGGTTTGGTAACACTGGTCGCTCACCCTTCACGTCCATTCTGAACTGACTGCGCAGGTCGCTTAATTGCTTCAAATCCAGATTTACCGGACCATCAGGGCCAGCATTGCGAACAAGCTCATCACGATATGACTGAAGTTTTGAAATTGTCTCGTTATCAGCCACCTTACCAAGCTTCTGCAGATTAGATATCTCAGTATCAATCTGCTGAATTGCTCGCGCAGGCTGTATATTGACTCCCGCCATTGCATTCTGAACCTGCTCAAGACGGTTCCCAGCAGCACGACGAATTCCTGATGTTTTCGCTTTAAGGCTGTCAATAACAACTGCCGGATCGTACTCGCCGAATTTATCAGCAAATCTCTGCACCAACTGGCTTCTCGCTTCCTGTTGCGTTGCTCTCATTCCGCTTGTGCCAGCCAGAGGGATATTTTCTGCTGTAGTCTGCGCCATTTTTCCGACGCGGGAAGTTGGTTGTAACAGGTCTGTGGTGTGCAGAGGAACTCCTTCACGCTCTGCAAATCTGATAGCCTGTTGCGCTTCTGGTGCTATCGAACCACGAACACCACGATAAGCAGCACCTAATCCACGTCCGGCAGCGTTAATAGCACCGCCAGCCAGCACACCAACGCCTAAATCGGTGGCGAGTGCTTCCGCATCATCTTTCGCACTGTTTGCAGCAAGTGATCCAACTGCGTTTTCTGCGAGAAGGCGAGTTGCCCCCTGAGCAATTCGACCAGCAAGTGTTGGTGCCTGTGTTGCCGCTCTCTCAACGCCAGCAGGAGTGAGGTAAGGCAATGCTTCAGCAAACACCCTGCCCTCTGTCGTTTGTGGAGTCAGCGCGCCTTGCTGAAGGCCAAAGTCCTGCTCTAATCCCTGCGTTGTTACTCGTGGCGCTGGTTGATATGTACCATCGCCAATGCCGAGTTTACCGCCAGCCCATGCAGCCGCACTTGTTACAGCATCGGCAACTGATGCAGGTATGTTTGCCACGTTCACGCCAGCCTGCACCAGTCCGCGACCAGTCTCTTTTACTGCTTCGCCAAGATCAGACATAAATCCACTTTGCTGTGGTTGTTGCTGTGCTACTGGTTGCTGTGTCTCCACTTGCTGCACAGATGGCAATGGATAGGCAGCATAGAAAGCTTGCTTAGCCTGCTCTGCATTTTCTCCGGCTTGCGGGGCCACGACTTCATTGAAGTATTGCTCCTGAGCCTGCGCTTTTTGTTCTGGTGCTAACGCCTGATACTGTGGAGAGGCGATAACATCTTTCCATGCTTTAGCCATTAATCACCCCATAGTGAAGAAAAGTTACTGCCAGTAGTAGATTGTCGCCCTGGCATATTCTGCACCGGCTCCTGATAATCAAACTGTTTTTTAACAGTGCTCAACTTGCTTTCAAGCTGATTTCTAATCTTTCCGATAGAGTCACGAAAAGCCTTTTCACTCATTTTGGGGCTTAGGGCACCAACCGCATCGGATAATTTTTTACCCTCAGCATCTGAAAGAGCACCCATACCCTTCAGGGACTGCACCATAGGAAGGAATGTTTGAGCTTTAAAGGTGTCGAGCCTTGCTTCAAAGTTAGCCGCATCAGAGCCAGGAACTGTCGGAAACGCTGAGCGAATTCCTACTGCTTTTGAAAGGCCGGGGCTTTGCTCTATCTCGTTGAGAGAATCAAGCGCGGCGCTGAACGTATCAACTGCACCCTGAGCGGCGGCCTGCCTGTCAGCGCGGGCTATGTCAGCCTTTTGCCGAACATCTGCCTGTTTCTGTTTTAGCTCTTCAAGCTTTAACTGATTGCTTTCTCTGGCTATCTGTCTGTCAAGAGCCTTTTCTTGTAATTCTGCTCTTTGTATTTCGCGGGAAAGAGCAGCATTCTGTGCGCTGATGTTCTGTCCACGTATCTGGATGTCCTGACCACGCGCTGTTAGTGCTTCTCCAGCCTGATTGCTGCGGATTGTCTCTGCCAGCCTGCCTCGGTCAATTTCACGACCAGCCATCTTGTCCTGAACATTGAAGTAATCAATCGGACCAAGAGCAGCCATTCCAAGGTGATCAACAAACTCACCAAATCCTGAAGGGTTCTGCTGATACATCTGAGCAACGTTATTAGGGTCAACACCGACGCGAGTCAGTTCCTTGGCGTTGTTTTGCAGCCATGATTGCATTGCTTCTGGAGACGAGGCCGCTAGGCGTGCGCCAGCCGCTAAGGTGCCGATAGAATTACGTTGGTCTTCATCAATGAATCCCATGCCTTTACGAACGGATTCAATCTGGTCTGGATATTGAGTAGCTAACTGACGCAAAGCACCGCGATCACCAGACGCATAAGCATTAGCGTACGCCTGCTGAAATTCTTTCTGCCGCTGAGCCTGCTTTTCCTGCTGAAACACCCCTGCAATACCTGAAAGGCCTTGCAAAGCAGTCAGCCCAACATTGTTAGCGCCTGAACGCTCAATATCATTGTTCTGCCTGATAAGCTGAAGCGTATTGCCGATGTCATTTACGCTCGGAGCGTTTGAGTTGACGCCGCCGATACCAGCCAACAATCCGCCATTTGATCCTTGCCAAGTAGCCATGATTACCCCTTAAAACAACGAGCCAAGCAATCCGATACCAGCACCAATTCCAGCGCCCCAAGGTGTTGATGTTCCCAAAAGGCTGGCAAGACCTGCACCGGCAATCGCACCAGACGTGCCACCGCTAATTGCAGTCTGAAGACTTGATGGTTTATTGGCATTAGCAGCGGCAAGAGCTGCGCTTTGCTGTGCAATGCTGCTCATGTTGTTGGCGTACGTCTGCCCGGCGTTTGCCTGACCTTGCAGCGCACCAAGCCCAACGTTTGCCAGATTGTTGTAATTGCTCATCTGATTTGATAACCAAGACTGACCGAGTGTCGGCGCGATCGTAGCCAGTTGATTGCTTGTGGCTGTCGAACCAAGTCCACCCGTCGCCTCCGCAGCAGCAAGACTCTGGTAACGAGCCTGACCTGCAAGGTCTTTATACTGCTGAGAGTTGTAATACTGATTAAGTGCCTGCCCCTGACCTTCTAAACTGGAAAGGTTCTGAAGCTGGTTAACATACTGCTCCGCAAGAGGCGTGAACGGAGCAAGGTTTTTCATGATCGTCTGCCACTGCTGATTTTGCAGGTCTGCTGCATACTTCTGAGCTTCTGCGGCATACTTTGCGCTTTTATCAGAACTGCCACCTTTCCCGCCTTTTTCAGGGCAATAAGGTTCCTCGCCGCGCAGTTTTCTGCCCAGCTTAAATGCATATAACATGGCTATCTCCCGTGATTCAGGAAGTCGATTAGTTCTTCGCGTGTGGCGCTGTAAAACGTCACGTCATCCACGCCTTTGAAGTATTTCTTGATGGTTCCTACACGCTTAAGGCCAATCATTGCGCAGTACATCTGACCGTGGCGGAATTTGCGCGCGGCGAACGATGTGACGCACTGAACGGTGGTGTTAGTCAGAATGTATCGCCAGAACGCCAGCCCGATTTCCTTGCTGAATCCACGAACCTCTGGCAGGTACATGGCGTGGCAATCGAATGTCAGCGGCTGAATCTCCTGATAGTAAACAATGCCGCCGAACTGCCCGTGCACGTTCACCTCAAAGTAACGGCATTCAGGTTTGTAGTCGTATCCATCACCGTTGTTGCTACCAGCGATAATGTCAGGGTGATTTCCGACTGCTTCGATCAGGTCGATGTTTCGCGTTGGTTTGAATGTAATCATCAGTCAATCAGCCCATGTAATCTAAGTGCCGTTTCAAGCGCCAGAATACGCTGCCGCGCCTGCTGCAAACCTGTAGCGAGAGCCGCGACTTCGGATTGTGTGTACGTAGTGCCGACCGTGTATGACTGGTTAGCGTTGAATGAGCCAAGAAGTGGCGTACCTGTGGCTGCAGTCCATCCGGTCTGCCTTGCTCCAACGACCTGAATTCCATCAACTGAATATGATGTTTTTACATCCAGCGGTGACGCAAGAGACTGCGATTCGGTTACAGTTTTCGATACGTAATCACTCTTAATGTCAGATACATCGCTTTCTACGCCATCCAGTCTTTGGTCAACAGTGACCAGATGCGCCTGAATATCGATAACCTCATCCAGCAAGTAATCAACATCGCTACGCAGTACGACTATCTTCCCTTCGGCAGTTGTTAACCTGACCTCAAGTAGATTTATCGCTTTTGTGTTTGCGGTGATTCTTGCATCGTGATCAGCCAGTTCGACGTCCTGTTCATCGTTTTTCACCTGAGCATCGTAAGCGCCCTGACCAGCCTGATTTGCTTTCCCGGCAATTGCGCCGACATCAGCTCCCTGATTTATGACATACAGCAGGTAAGACTGGCTGAATATATTGCGTGGAAGGATTGATGTATCGAGTCGTGTAGCCTGAATGATTACCGGCTCATTGAGATTCGAATCAGCCATTACTCGATCCTTATCTGGCAGCCTGACAGAGTGACAGGTGACTTAGTGATAACACGCAATTTGAAGCCGACATTTTTCCTGATGCGCCCAACTCGCTTCCACAAAACGCGTTTGTCGTAAACGAACGGTTCATTCTGCTCAATCATCTGCTCACGTCCGTAATTGATGCCGTCAGTGGTTGCAGAGAGAAAAAGGCGGTCGGCGTACTGCGCAACGCCAGTTGACGATTCAACTTCAAGGTCGAAAACTCTGGCGTTATCCGCTTTGAACAACGGAGTAAACAGCAGGTGTTCCTGTTGCTTGTCGTACTGGCTGCTGATGTCGAATTGCAGTTTCCCGGTAACAGATTCCAGCTTATCGCCGCACGTTATCTGATTGCCTTCGTAAATGAAGTCGATAGCGCGGTACACATCGTCATACAAGCCAGTTTTCAACACACACCATTGCGGACCATTGGCGCTTGAAGATGCGTCGTACACCAGAACATGGCGCGGAAGATGGATAATCAGAAGCTCATGCGCATCAAATCGCAGAGATTCCATCACGCCATCAGCCAGTTCATCAGCAGTGTAGGAGCGGAGGATTTTCTCAATGCTCGCGCTGGCGATTGGTGATACCTGACCTGATCCGATGATGTATACAGACGGCGCACCCGTTGCCGGATTGCTGATAAACGCATACGAATCAGCAAACGGCGTTTTGCAGTAAGTTCCGGCAATGCCTTTCTGCACCATCAGTGATGGCTGTGCGACATACAAAGCAGCACCAACTGTGGTTGCGCCAGTCAGGGAAAAATATTCAATCGTAGATGAACCAAAGCAGACGATGAAGTCTCGCCATGTTCCGATTCCGATGATGCCGTCCGGCTGCGATTCTGCGCGATATTGTGCGCTGTAACGGTCAGGATGCGATTCGTCTTCAAGGTCAGTGATAAACCATGAATCAGTTCCGTCTTTTGACCACGCATAACGCCCACGTAAGCGCGTAATGTCACGGACCGAACCTAATTCATACTGCGTGAATCCGCTGTCTGTAGGCCAGTTTGAGACGGTTTTAACCGTGCCATCATAACGATACTCGACCAGTTGACCATTAACGCCTACTGCCTGTGATGTCCTACCATGCGCCATTGATACGCGACCACTTCCGGCAACATCACCGACCTCACTTTCGCCCTTATACAGTTTGCCACCACAAACGCGATAAACAGCATTCTGCGCCATGTTGTACTCAACTCCGCGCGATACGCCGTTCACATCAGAACGTTTGGCAATGCCCGGGAATGAGCGAAGATATCCGCTGCTGTTCAGGATTTCTTTGGGTGTAGCCAACATATTCACTGGCAGATAGTCGATATAGTCGGCGTTTCTAAAGTCTTTGCCGACACCTTTCATAAGCGGAAGTTGCTGAATAGGCATTTATTCACCTATGCGTTTGGGATATCGCCATCAATCAGAGGGAGACCGCCTGGATAATATCGGTCAGATGTGAACACGTCATATTTATTACCCTGCCCTACAGGAAAATCTCCACGTCGTCGCATTGAAGGAACAACCAGAGTGTCGGTCATCAAGGCATCATATGAGCGTTGGGCGTTACTGAGAACTTGCGGAGTTGGCTCAAGGCTGTAATCAGATAGCATTCTCAGCAATAACTGATAGCCTACTGCGTGTTTGTATTTTCTTGGAAGACCTGACTCATCATCTGGTAATGGCTGCTCATCTCCAGTTGCGAAAGCGTAACCAATGTCGCCGGGGTTAATCATCCACTCGGACATCATATCTTCCAGATCATTTACACCATCTTCAATTGATTGCGGCTCAACATCAGTCAGCGATGCATTAGAAGCAATAGCAAACTTACGAAGCGCAAAAAGGACGATCTCACCCTTTGTCAGTACTGTTGCCATTGTCTGCCGCCTTACGACCTCGCTTACTGGTCGGTTTCAATTCATCAACTGAGGCAACAAAGCCCAACCTTTCGAAAAACTGGAAGTCTTTTTCTGCGATAACGGCCTGTACATGCCCGGATTCGTTATCTGCGGCAAGGAATACACTCATGCGATCCATATTGTTTCCTTAAAACATAAAAGGGGCGTAAGCCCCTTGTTATTACGGATTACCGAAGAACTGACCGCCCATGTGAGGGTTAAAGCACACATATGCAGGCAGTAAGTCAAAGCGCATTTTTTGCACGTTGGCATCGCCATCTGCGTATTTATGTACGCGGATGGAGAAACCTTCATATGTTGCAACAGCAGAATCAATACTGTGCAGTTTCGGCAGTGGGATAGAGCCAAGTCCACAGAAGAACTTGTTATAGAACAGGTTTGGCTTCATTGTCTGGCTAGCAGTGCCTACTACAGATACGGCATCGCCTGCCTCTACCTGACGACTTACAGAGTTGTACTGCGGGTTTGTAGTGTCATAAATCGGAACACCAGAAAGCGTAACCGTCACATCGCCACTGCTGTCTGAATTAGCATCAGCAGTAACCGTTGCAGTGAAGCTAATTGGTGTGGCTCCGTTATACAACGCCTGTTTGGTCTGCTGTTGCAGCCAGTAGGTATTGGTGAATTTGACCTGATCACCAGCTTTCAGAAAACCTGTAACGCTGGCTGTCGCTCCGGTCAATGTTACAGTGAACTGGTATGAGTCTTTAACTGCGTTATAGGTAACAGTTGGCTGTGTTTTGACTGTCAGTGTTCCGCCAAATGCCCCCTGCGTACGAGAGGCAAGCCCATTAGACATCAGTGCGCGAATGCCGCCAAAATTGGTTGGGATCTGTGCGTTCTCCCATGCAGTACGAACCAATTGATCTGAAGCATGCAAACCAGTCTGCGCATCAGCAAGTCGCTGTGCAGACCATGGATCCATTACAGCATAGTTTTCACCTTCATTAACGCCGAGGTCTTTCAGGAAAGATGCCGTCTGCGCAACATCAGACCATTTGGTGATTGGAGTATTGGGGCTACCAAGTGACAACGCACCGTTATTCATCATGAAGTGAGCAAGCTCTGTTTCAAGGTCGGTAACGATTCGCTGGCGAACCGGCGCGAGAATTTCTTCCAGCTGGTTAAGCTTGATCGCTTCCTCCAGTTGCTGATATTCAACAGCAACAGTGATGTAGTTACCTACACGCCCCGTAGCTTTACCTGAGATCAGGTTGTTTTTATTTTGCCCTGAAATATCACCAGTGGGAGTACGGAGGGATGAGAATTGATGCGGACGTTTAAAGCTAACGCTATCGCCAGTGCTGGAGTTGATTTCACCTGCCAGCAACTGACGGTCTACGGTTTTCGCCAGAACTAAATCTGACATAAAACCCGGAAGGAATTTTTTCAGAACGATTTGACTGACGTTACTGTCGAGATTGTTAGGCATTTATCTTTTCCTTATTCGATTTTTGCGCCGGGGCATAATTTGTTGAATTCGTCTTGTTTCGCATCAGCACCGCCACCACGTACTTCCGGCTCTGGCTTGATGGCTTTCTTTGGTTTTGGAGCAAGGCTTACCTGTTTGCTAATCTGCCCCAAGAGGAATGCTGCGCGAATTGGATCTGTCTCAGCGGCTACACGCTGGCGTAATTGCTGGCTCTTACCTAAGCCATAGGCGAGTAGTTCAGAGCCTTCGTCTGCACAGTGAATGATGATTTCCTGCTGAATTGGTGGTAGCTCACTAAGAACAATGGCTTCCATTTCCTGATAATCTTTCACAGGAAGTTTGGCTGCCCGTTGTTTATGCGCTTCTACCCTTTGCTGGAAACGCTGCTGGTATTCCTGTTGCTGACGTAGTTTTTGTTGCTGCTGCTGTTCGACACGGCCTTTTTTCTCATGCCAATCAGTCAATGCCTGTTCAAACGCCTGTTCGTCATAATCACACGACTCAAGAGTCGGTTTTGGTGGAATAGCGTCTGGTTGTGGTTGCTGATGTTCCGCTGGCTTGGCTAATGCTTCCTCAAGCTGGCGGCGCAACTCACGGTTTTCTTTCTGTGTTTCTTTGAAGCCTTTGCGAAGATCTTTCACCCATTGCGGTGCAGGTTGCCCGTCAATGTGATCATCATCGTCAGCGTTAAGCTGAATTTCTTCATCACCAATACGCAAGGCGTAATCTTCTGGTGTCTCTTCGGTTTTTTCAGGCTCAGTTGCCACCTCTTTACCGTTGTCATCCTGGCTTTCATTCTCAGGCTGTGACTCTGTTTGGATGATGGTTTCTTCTGCATTTTCCTGTGTTTCAGACAGGCCAATAACCTGACCGTCGATGATCAGTTCGTTTTCCATTGATTACTCCTAGTTAACTCGGCATTAAGTCTGCCGGAGACTGTGGTGGTGACTGGAATTGCTGTTGTTGTGACTCGGAGACATCTTTCAGAAGGCGTATTGCCTCCATCACTGCTTTGTCATCGATGTTTCTGGCTTGGGCCAGTTTATAGACAGTGTTTGCCTGACTCTCCATCGCATCCTGCTGGGCAGTAAATGCTTTGATTTGAGTTTGAGCAGTTTCGTTAGTTGCTTTTTGCGCTTCTGCCTGCGCTGCTACCATTTGCGCCTGAGCGAGAACCATTTCAGGATTTGGCTGGCTTTGTGCTGCCATTTGCGCCTGTTGAACAATCTGCTGCTCTTTCTCATTGCGTGGTTTTGCAATACCAGATATCAGCAGTTGGTTTCGGTTGTACTCTTTGAAGTCATCAAGGCCTTCGCCATCGATATTGTCCAGAATAATACCCTGAATTGCCGGGCGCATTGGGTCTGTTGGAAGCATAGAGCTAAGGACATTTGTCAGTACAGAAACCGTTGCATCACGTCGTGCTGTGTAGCTTGGTCCAACATCAACCGTCACATCGTATCGACCGACAGAAAGGTCATTTAACGCAACAACAGCCCCTGTTTGCCTGTCAACAACCTGTGCGCTCAGGACAGCGATATCATCACTTCCATCTTCGTTAACGATGCGCACTTCACGTTCTGAACCGTACACTTCACGCGCCATTGACAGCCATACTTCACCAGCGCGTTTAAGACTTTTCGCCATATTGTCCAGATAGATAAACGAAGCCATATCTGCTCTGTTCATCAAGTTGTTAACCGTTTCCTGAGCAATATTACTTGGCATCTGCTGCATGGCCTGACTGCCGCCTGTAACCTCCTGAATATCTGCACTGGTTTGCTGTAGTAATGCAGCCAATGCCTGATTCATAACCGCAGGCTGTGTATATCCTGCCGGGGTAGCTCCAGCGATAATGTTGCCAGATTTATCTCTCACTTCGCGCAACGGCAAGAACGCTGGGCGTTTCTTGTTGCGAGCCTCCCAGTGCTTCTCAAGTCCACGAATTTGCTCCATGCCAACTATAGGGATCTGACCGGGGTCTTGCGCTGCAGTATCAGCCAGCATTGAAACCTGAAGGTTGTACAAACGCTGTGGATCCATTGCTTTTGCAATGTGCCCTTCGACACGCTCAATGTCATCAATGAACCAGCGTTTTCCATAAACCGGGATGAGGGGGATATGCTCACCAGGAATACGTCGAGGTTTCTCAAGGAAACCATCACCATCCACTACGGATACATACACACGACGGCGCTTCACTGAGCGCCTTGCCACTTCCTGAAATCCAGCTATTGCCAGTTCATCTTCAATATCTTCAACCTGATCACTGTCGTATGTTGCAACCTCTCCAGTGATTGGATGTCGATAACTGATGACGTCAACAGACTCTTTACGAACTTCGTAATACTTCGCTATGTAAATAACATCTTCATCAAACCAGTCATATTCCCAACTGGTCATAGACGTTACGTCCAGAGAAGCAGGAGGTTTCTTTCCGTATTCAGCCTCATATTTTTCAGGTGACAACGAATACATGCAGAACGCCCACAACGCGTCAGATTTGTCGTACTTCTTAGCGTCAGGGTCAAACCACACAGAGCGCGACGGGTCGTATATTGGTTCAATAGCAATACGCTGACGATCGTCCATGGGGTCGTATTCATTGACCAGCATCGACGTCAAACGGAAGCAACCGAAACCACCAGTAGCAGCGTCGTCAAATGCATTATCGCAAGCCTCACCGCCATCAGTTTCTTCGTAGTCAGCACGGAACAGACCATTTAATTTATTGGCTAACTCTTCGCTTGCCTCTCTGTCACCAGGACGAAACTTAACGGTGATTCTATTATTGCGGTATTCTGCAATGATGCGGTTAAGTTCAGTTGCTACCTTATTGATTTCAAACTTAGGATACTTCTCGAACTGCTCATCAAGCTTAGTTCCAGCCGCCGTTGCTCCTTCCCATTGACCTCCGGGGACACGAGCAAACCTCGTAGCTTCAATGCACTTTTCGCGCACTTCCTTCTGTGGAGAATAGGCGCGGTCAAACCTGAGCATGATCCGCTCATGTTTTTTCTCTAATGTCTCTGCCATGTTTACCAACCGGAGGATGAGGGAACGTATATTTCTGTTTCTTCGCGGACCAATGCCGGGCAATGCATACACATCATCAGCGCATCAGCCAGGTTAGGAGATGGAATACCGAGCTTCTGCTTCATTTCGACCTTAGTCATTAACTCAAGCTTCCCGTTGTTATTGAATTTGCGCTGAATCTGCGTCAGTTCTGCAAACAGCTTCTCCAGCATCTTCTCGCCTATCGCTTCTTTGTCGAAACTCAGCATGTCGTCGGGGTCTGCATACTCACCGTGAACAACCGCCCGATATGTCAGATACAGCCTGTCAGCCAGCGCGTAATAGAATTGCGCTCGCTTATTGCGGAACACATCGCCAATAGTGCGAACGTTGTCGCCCTGTACGACTTCATCGGCCCATGCTCCGGCCTGATATGGTGCATCTTCATCGAATGGCGATTCGCTACCCTTGAACATCGTGGCGGTGATTTTCTTGCCGGAGAACGCTTCCGTTGTCTGTCTGCGCAGCCCTGCACCGACACCATCGCCATCCCACAGGTAATGGTCAGCGCCGTCTTCAATCGCCAGCGAAGTAGCCCAGTCAGCACCCTCGTTGATGTCCATCAGCAGACCTTCGGCAATGCGCTTAACTACCGAACCGTGACGCGATGCATAACCTTTAGCATCTGGCCCTGTATCTGATGGGTCATGCGCAGAGACAACAGCGCCTTTCGCTTTCCATCCGAGTTTCTTGTGCGCATCGGTTGCGGCTTCAAGCCATTCACGTTTGATGATTGCCATATCACTTGCGCTTACTGGCTCACCAAGCCAGATGTGACGATACAGTGTCGGATTTCTGCGTTTGCACTCTTCCATCTCCAGACGGAGAACTTCAGGAAAGTGCGGGTTGTCGGTGTAGTTCACCGTCAGCAGGCAAATATCATCGGGAGGATTTACGACGAATCGCTGATAGGTATCGTCGAGAATGTTCTTCGGGTTAAAGCTCACCCATATTTCAGAGAACGGCTTACGGATGGTTGGGATCAGGATATCCCATGATTCCTTCGTTACCGCTTCCGCTTCTTCCACCCAGCAGATATCAATGCCTTCGAGCGATTTAATCTTCGTCGGGTTGTTTTTGATGCCGTAGAACATGAATTCAGCATTCGTTCCGAGATGACGAATCATTGAACGCTGAATTTCAAACTCAGCCGAATACCCTTCCCGCTCGATGGTATCTTCAAGCAACCGGATTACCGAATCGCTGATACTGTTTTGCAGTTCACGAGCGCAAAGAATACGCACTGGCTGCCGACGCGCCGCTTCAACAAGCAGCCTCGCAATTGCCCATGACTTACCGCTACCTCGACCGCCTTTGGCGACTTTGTAGCGATGCGCCTCAATGAACGGTTCAAAGATAGGATTAATCGAGGTCATTTTCCGAATAGAGTGCTCATCGGTGATGTTTCAATCTGGATTGCGCCGCCGTCTTTGCCTGTTAATTCGTGAGAAGCTTGTTCTTTAAACGCCTGAACAGAAACATGCTTACCAAGAAGTTCGAGGTTTTTAACCTTATCAGGCCATTTGATTTTCTTCAGAAGTGCGGCGCTATCTGCGGATACCATCTCCACGACATCCATTCCTGATAGCGTTGTGCGCCATACCTTAGGCCAGTCTTTAATTGGCTTTAACTCGCCGTTTTGCAGGAGAATGTCGAGCACATCCATCTGGTCGATTTCAATAAGGCGATTAAGTACATATTCTGCATTAATACCAACAAGATCATTGCGTTGCGCTTTCAGTTCGGAGATTCTTAACTTGATATCAGGTTTTGACAGGTTTTCGGATGCGGTACGGTTAGCTGTCTTTGCGCTGTACCCCGCCCGAATAGCCGCTTGCGTGGCATTTAAATCGATGAGGTACTCGCGACAGAACATTTCTTGTTTGTCGGTGAGTGCCATTTTTTACTTCCCATAAGGAGATTGTTATGAACGATGACTTTAAAACAGGTGACATTGTTAAACTGAAATCAGGCGGACCTGACATGACTATCAGGTCATTTTCATCTACCCACGGTAACTCTTTTCTTTGTCAATGGTTTGCTGGCAAGAAGCTTGAGCAAGGATATTTCAAACCGGAATCTCTTGAGCGCGTTACCCCAAAGCCATAGTCCCAAACACACCAACCTTAACTCTTGATGATATTTCATCATGGATGATGTCCGTTTTATCAACAGAGGGTTGCCTTTATCAGCAGGATGTTGTGGATTATCTCGTTAAACAACATAACGAGCAGCACCTCAAAGAAAATGCGGATGGCAACCAAGCGCTATCAACAAAAGTGATTAATAAATTCAGGGTTGATAGCGGTGAAAGTGTTGTTTGGGTTAAGCCAGATAAGTACTGGCGTTTCCGTGTGCCTGAAGACGAAAACGGTCGTGAAGCTCGCGGTTAAACTAATCAACGATAAAAGGCAGCATGTTGAGTGCTGCCATATTCATCTCACTTATTTGTTATTTCAGGTTGAGCATCATGCTCCGGTAGTGAACAGGTCTAACGCTTCCTTCGATTTACGCACCGCTTCGATAGTGCGGGTCGTGATATCTGAATTAGCGCCGCCTGACTGGAAGTGAATTTTGAATAGCTCAAGCTTCAGTTCGTCAGTGCCAATGAACTGAAATGCTTCTTCTGCGGCTGCGTTCTGGTTCATGACCAGCTTGTAAATCTCTAACTGGAATTTCTGTTCTTCAGTCATGGGAATAATCTCTGCCATTGTTGGCTCCGTTTATCCGTTAAAAGGGATATCAGTTAAGTTATCCCGTGTAGGGTATAAGCCATTATCAAAGCCACTCTGTAGGGAATGGCTTTTGTGATGGCAATAAAAAAGGCCGCCTGAGCGACCTTTCATTTTTCATCCGTTTTAATCATCTGGGTAATTAAGCGGCATCCAGTGTGTAACCTTGCTTGCTCCTGAATCGATGAATGCCTTGGTTCTCTGCCAGTAAGAGCCCATACATGATAGTTTGAACACGTCACCAGTATCAGTAAGAGCTATAACCTCTTTAGACCACATCCCTTCTTTGCTTTCTGGTAGCCGGTGTTCAACATTGATCCATTGGTTTCCGTTATCATCCATCACAACCTCGTCTAGTTGTTCGCCATAGATTCAGTGGCAGGCGGTGACGAGTCCGCTTTTCGGGAGCTACCCTAGCCACTGCTTTATTCTATCCAATGTCTTTCCATCAGTCCGCCACCACAAAGAATCTTTTTTGCCATAAGGCAGGAGGTTCATCTTTCAGTGGCTGCCAGTGTTATTTCCCCACTTACTGGCTTGGGTTGTTTCGCTGTACTGCCGTTAATTGGTGAGTCCGGGGATTACGGTTTGCCCGTGCTGTTCAAGGCGTTCAATTCTCGCCAGTAGCTGAGGCTTCTTAATTTTTCCCCAGCGATTAAGCAGGCGGCCTGACATGCTGGCAACATCCTTCTCTTTCATGTACTCCAGCATTACGGCATTTCTCTCTTCTTCAAATTGACGATGACCAACCTGAAGCATGGCGTACATCCAGTTGAATGCGTTGATGTAAGCAATTTTGATACGCATTGCTTCTTTTTTGGTGTAGGACATAACCAAAAGCATCAACCCATCCTTGCGGAGACGGTAGAATTTTTGCGGCTTACCATTCTGTAACTCATTGTTTTTATAGCAAAGCTCAAAGTTGAGCTTTGTATTAAACTCAGGAGGGCAAGCTTCTATGGTTCGCTCAATGTCACGGACTACGTTCTTCGGCAGCTTTCCAAATGCTTTTGCCACCATAAAAGAATCTGTAACCGGATCGTTGTTTGCTACAAAAATTAGGTCTCTGAAATCTATATCGTTAACAACGGTTGGGTAGTTCATTGCGTCTTTACCTTTTAGAAAGATGAGCCTGTTCGCACAGAAAAGCCGTCCCCGAGATGGTCGCCACCATATACGGCAATTCTCAGGCTCAGCTTTCTGAAAGACTCGGGATTGTTACGCGCTGCGATGCGCGGTTTACTGCAGATGTAAAAAAGCCCCGCGAATGCGAGGCTAAATCCTGGTGTTTGTGATGACTGGCTCTTATCTCAACGCAGCCCCTTACCGCGCGCCAGATGCTCAATATCAAGCATCAGCAATGAGATGTTTAATCTGGATTCTCTCCAGAAGTGATCACCACCCTGTCTACAGAGCCAGATGTGAAGGATGATGAGTAAAATTATCGCTATCATCGAAGGCATTGCGTCCTGATGTACTCCTGCAGGTAGTTAACCTGCGCGGTTATCTTGTCGATTCCGCTTCGGAGACGGTAATAATTGAGTTCAGCATCTGCTGTAAGTCTTGGGCTTTCTCCATCGCCCATGCTGCTGGCTCCGGTCGTTGACTTTGCACAGGTGGCGGCGACTTGCAGGCGCTTACGACCAGCAGAAACATCAGCACGGAGACTTTCGATAGTCGCGTTAGCATCAGCAAGCTCCTTTGTATATCTGGCATCGAGTTCTGCTACGTCACGTTGACGCTTCTGCATATCAGCGATTGTGGATGTGGCTTGATCGCGCTGCTCTTTGTAGGCGATGGCGTTATCACGGTAATGATTAACAGCCCATGACAGGCAGACGATGATGCAGATAACCAGAGCGGAGATAATCGCGGTTACTCTGTTCATGCCTCAATCTCTCTGACCGTTCCGCCTGCTTCTTTGAATTTTGCAATCAGGCTGTCAGCCTTATGCTCGAACTGACCGTAACCAGCCCCCGGCAGTGAAGCCCAGATATTGCTGCAACGGTCGATAGCCTGACGAATATCACCGCGATCAATCATCGGTAAAGCGCCACGCTCCTTAATCTGCTGCAGTGCCACAGCGTCCTGGCTTTTGGGAGAGAAGTCTTTCAGGCCAAGCTGCTTGCGGTAGGCATCCCACCAACGGGAAAGAAGCTGGTAGCGTCCGGCGGCTGTTGATTTGAGTTTGGGGTTTAGCGTGACAAGTTTGCGAGGGTGATCGGAGTAATCAGTGAATAGCTCTCCGCCTACAATGACGTCATAACCATGATTTCTGGTTTTCTGACGTCCGTTATCAGTTCCCTCTGACCACGCCAGCATATCGAGGAACGCCTTACGTTGATTATTGATTTCCACCATCTTCTACTCCGGCTTTTTTAGCAGCGAAGCGTTTGATAAGCGAACCAATCGAGTCAGTACCGATGTAGCCGATGAACACGCTCGTTATATAAGCGAGATTGCTACTTAGTCCGGCGAAGTCGAGAAGGTCACGAATGAACCAGGCGATAATGGCGCACATCGTTGCGTCGATTACTGTTTTTGTAAACGCACCGCCATTATATCTGCCGCGAAGGTACGCCATTGCAAACGCAAGGATTGCCCCGATGCCTTGTTCCTTTGCCGCGAGAATGGCGGCTAACAGGTCATGTTTTTCTGGCATCTTCATGTCTTACCCCCAATAAGGGGATTTGCTCTATTTAATTAGGAATAAGGTCGATTACTGATAGAACAAATCCAGGCTACTGTGTTTAGTAATCAGATTTGTTCGTGACCGATATGCACGGGCAAAACGGCAGGAGGTTGTTAGCGCAACCTCCTGCCACCCGCGTTCACGAAGGTCATGTGTAGAAGGCCGCAGCGTAACTATCACTGATGAATTCAGGATAGCCAGTGGCTACGGCTCAGTTTGGGTTGTGCTGTTGCTGGGCGGCGATGACGCCTGTTCGCATTTGGTGATCCGGTTCTGCTTCCGGCATTCGCTTAATTCAGCACAAAAGGAAGAGCGCTAGTCTACCTCTATCGATTAACGGGCTTGTGGGGCAGTATCGCCGATTCACCTAACGCTCTTCCTTTTGTGATTGTAACGCAAAAAGCCCCGAGCTATTAACTCAGGGCTTTATTTAACGAGTGCATTTATCCATCGTTGGGTCAAATTTACCCAGCTTTATTCAAAAAGTCAATATTATGCCGTTAATATGTTGCCATCCGTGGCAATCATGCTGCTAACGTGTGACCGCATTCAAAATGTTGTCTGCGATTGACTCTTCTTTGTGGCATTGCACCACCAGAGCGTCATACAGCGGCTTAACAGTGCGTGACCAGGTGGGTTGAGTAAGGTTTGGGATTAGCATTGTTACAGCGCGATATGCGGCGCTTGCTGGCATTCTTGAATAGCCGACACCTTTGCATCTTCCGCATTCTTTCTCAACAACTCTCCCCCACAGCTCTGTTTTGGCAATATCGACCGCACGGCCTGTACCGTGGCAATCTCTGCATCTTGCGCCCGGCGTCGCGGCACTACGGCAATAATCCGCATAAGCGAATGTTGCGAGCACTTGCAGTACCTTTGCCTTAGTATTTCCTTCAAGCTTTGCCACGCCACGGTATTTCCCCGATACCTTGTGTGCAAATTGCATCAGATAGTTGATAGCCTTTTGTTTGTCGTTCTGGCTGAGTTCGTGCTTACCACAGAATGCAGCCATTCCGAATCCGGCTTGTGATTGCGCCATCCCCATAGCAGCCATCACATCAGTACCGGAAAGAGAGTCAGAAGCCGTAGCCCGTGGTGAGTCGCTCATCATCGGGCTTTTTGGCGAATGAAATTTAGCTACGCTTTCGAGTCTCATGCGCCTTCTCCCTGTACCTGAATCAATGTGAGGTTTCCGCAGAACACTGCGCCGGTATCTATATACATCTGGTTGGCAAACTTGAGTGGTTTCACTGCTGGCGTATGACCAAAGATGAACGTGTCCGCTCCTTTGATTTCTTTTACGATCCCGTCTTGTGAGTTGCTGATTCGTTCGCGGTTCCAGATTACCTGCTGATGATCAACTGGCTTTCCAAACTCGTATTCGTCACAAGGATAATCGGCGTGGCAGATGACATATTTTTTACCTTTGCTCACCAGTTCAATGACTAACGGAAGTTCATCTGCTTTATGGGCAAGAGCTTTAGCCAGAATTTCTTTGTCGTAATCGAGATTAAAGAACCAGCCACCGCCATTAAACAGCCAGTGATTGACGTTTCCACGCTCTGATAAGCCATCAATCATCATTTGCTCATGGTTTCCACGTACAGCTCGGAACCAGGGGAATGTGATTAATTCCAGACATTCGACGTTCTCTGTACCGCGATCGACCAAATCGCCAACCGAGATAAGCAGGTCTTTTTTGGTGTCGAATCCTATCGTCTCCAGTTTTTCCATCAGGTTCGTGTAGCATCCGTGCAGATCGCCAACTACCCAAATATTTCGGTATTTGCTGCCATCAATTTTTTCGTAATAGCGCATCTCTTTCACTCCATCCGCGATGAACCATGAGAACGTCGTTGACGATGGCGTGCATTTTCCCGTCTTTATCATCAACGTATTTTCTGACCGTACCGCGACTACATTTCAGTCTGCGTGCTACTTCTGTCTGGTTTCCGTATGCTTCAACGAGCATGTCTGGAATGGTTTTTACTGAGAACGTCATGCGGCCTCACTTCTGCTGTTTCGCAGGTCTTTGAGTTTCTGCTGATATTCCGCCTTGATGGCCCTGCACTCTTCGACAGTCCAGCGATGGCGGTTATGGTTTGATTCGATTTCGTCTACTGCTTCCTGCCCGATGCGGCTAATCAGTTCGACGCGATACGGAACGAGATTTCCGCTTTTGTGCTGGTTGCACACCACGCATTGCTTGTGAATATTGCGTTCATCAAATCGGAGTTGAGGTGCCGCAGCAGTTGTCCGGTAATGTCCGGCATCCCACTGAGCAGACGTGAGCGTTCCGCACGAGATACATGGTAAGTCGCGGTCTCTTTCTCTGATGAAGGCGTTTACGGCTTGTTGGGCTTGTTTAATCCAGTAACTGCGGGGCTTTAAGGCGAGTTTTCGAATCTTCAGTTTATCTTTCTGTTTCTGCTCCTCTCGTCGTCGTTTCTTCTCTGCTGCTTTTTCCGCTTTTTCGCGTTCTTTGCTTCGTCGTTCGAGTGCTATCTTGGTTCCACACTCTGGAGAGCACCACCACTGATTAGCGAATGCAGGGTGAAACCATTCCCGACATTCATCGTTTTTACATCGTCTTCGCGCTGGTTTAGCCATCGTCTTCTTCCTCGTACATTGAGCTATTCGGATCGCTCATCAGTTCTGCACAGCAGTGCTCACACACGTGAACTTCCAGCACATGCAGCTTCTGACCGCAGTTAGCGCACGTTAAAGCCCGCTCGACGCTTTCTTTCTGGTATTGAATGGATTGAGATGGGCTAAGCATTATTGGCCTCCTGCATCAGGAGAAAGACAATCATGGCGGCGCGGAGAGGTCTGGCATCAAATATTGGGCTTACGCCTTTTGCATCCACACACCATTCAGTTAACTGGTCTAAGATAGAAATCCTGTATTTCTCAATAATCGGCCATGAAGCGCTCGGATCATTGCAGTAGTCAGGCAAATGATTTAATGGCTCAAAAGTTGTATCAGCATTTCCGTAATACCATTTGTTGGTGTTATTCCCTGATGTTTCCGGTTTACTTGCCCAAAGGCCTTTAAAAATTATGTCTCCTACCATTCTGTTAATTTCAAAATCACTTAACTGTGAATAATCCATTGTCATTTCCTCGCACGATTTCTTAGCCACCGGATATCCCACAGGTGAGCCGTGTAATTGAAGGTTTTTACGTCAGATTCTTTTGGGATTGGCTTGCGTTTATTTCTGGAGCGTTTCGTTGGAAGGTATTTGCAGTTTTCACAGATTATGTCGGTGATACTTCGTCGCTGTCTCGCCACACGTCCTCCTTTTCCTGAGGTAGTGGTAACACCCCTGTTGGTGTTCTTTCACACCGGAGACACCATCGATTCCAGTAAGGCTGTCCTGGTCGAAAGCGATCGTCTTCCTTTCGCTCTCCACATCGATAACAGTGCTTCATGCGATCACCATTTTGCATGGTTTAATCGCCATGCCGGGAGCCAGTTCAAAATCGGAGTCGCACTGATTTCCCCACATATCCCACCCGGTCACTTTGTCGCGGCTAAATAACTCACAGCGCGGCACGTCGCCAAGCAACTTAGCTAACATGTCTCTTACGATCGGTGGTTTTGCACTGTGCTCCATTCTCGGTGCGGTAAAGTGCTGGCATATTGAAGCGTCCATTCTCTCAGGCAACCGCCCTCGAACGGCAAACAAGCAATCCTCGCTATTTGCCCGGGTCATATGCCCCATTCCGATCGCACTGTTGCCTTTGTGCTTATTGGTTTTGTGCCAAGTAAAGCCTTTCATAGTCATCAACCTGAATCCCCACGCCTCAATTACCTTTAGCGCTTCGGCTGGCTGTGTCGGCACCCACCACATCGCTAACAAGCAAGATTCTGGATCCGCTAAATCCCATACTGGCAGTCGGCAAATGTCCTGAACATTCATAACATCGTATTTATGTCCAGCACCGCGATTGCCATCGTTGGCTTTGTCGCGATATTGCCAAGGTGGATCTGCGTAAATAAGTCGGTATTTGTTCATGCAGCTTTATCTCCCCATCTCGCTTTCCACTCCAGAGCCAGTCGCGCTTCGTCTGACCATTTAACGCCACGTTCTGTACCGAATGCCTGTATAAGCTCTAATAACTCCGCAAATTCGCTTACACGCATCCTGCTGGTTGACTGGCCTATTACCACAAAGCCATTCCCGGCAAGGTTAGGAACAACGTCCTGCTGCTTTAATGCTGCGGTAAACACACACTTCCAGCTTTCTGCATCCAGCCAGCGACCATGCCATTCAACCTGACGAGAGACGTCACCAAGGCAAGCCCAAAGCTTTCGGTTTTGGTCTAAGCTGCGGTTGCGTTCCTGAATGGTTACTACGATTGGTTTGGTTGGGTCTGGAAGAATTTGCTGGATAGCTTGAATGGCGTTCTGCTGATGGATGGGGCTTCTTAGTTCAAACGTTAGTTTCCTCACCATTTACGCTCCTGTAATCGTCAAGTGCAGCTGCAATAGTCCCTATCGGGTCATGGTCTTGTCCGATAATCTCATTTACGTTTTCATCTTCTTCCACACCGAAAAAGAATCGCAGGGCTAACATGATTTCTTCGTATGCGCTCATACTCACTCCTTCACTTTGATTCCAGCGGCGCGGATGGCGTCAGCGCAATAATCGATAGCGCAGTTGTGTCCTTTGTCGAAATCATCCTCAGCCATCACTTTGTCATCGAGTTTTATCTCGATAGCTGCGCGAGACTTAACCCATGACTGCCAGGCAATCATCTTGATGGCCTGAACGTGAAGTTCTTCGCTGCTGTTAATAGACTCGAACTCTTCACCAAACCACTCCAAAAACTGCTTTCTTGATTCGTCCATATCAATCCCCGTTATGACAGGTTAATTTTCACCCAACCCTTCCCACGCACATTTGCAACAAGCCCTTTCTTTCTCAGGTATTGCATACGGCGATCGATGGTTTCGATATACATTCCATTGCTCCGCCATTTAAGCCAGATATCAAAAACAGGTGTTGGTCTTTCACTCAGCATTGAAAGAATGTTTTGATCTAATTTTTCGTACTTGCTCACAAATACCCTCTCTCACTTAATCGCGCCCACGCTTCGTTAAACTCTTCTCGGGTTGCGCCGGATTTTCTTTCTTCAAACATCATGCATTCGCTGATGTCTCCCCATGACTTTGGTCGCTTTTCAGCGAACAGATCATCCCATTCGAATACCCAGCGGCCTGATTTTCGGTAGTGGTAAATGGTCAGCCATGTTGTGCTGTTCGCTGGATACCCATAGAGAACTTCGACTTTTTGATCACGGTCTTTATGCTTCTTCAGCAGGATAAAGCCAGCAACCAGCGAAGCTCCGGCAAGAATGATGATTGGAATTTGCCAGTCAGCCACAATTCCCTCTCCCCCAAATAAAAAGGCCTGCGATTACCAGCAGGCCTGTTATTAGCTCAGTGATGTAGATGGTCATTGCCTTACCTCCATAAGCGCCCTATTAATAAACGCCGTCATTGGATTTGCACACCCCCACCCCGTACCATCTGGATTTCTTTTAATTGGCTCCTTCTTCACTTTGCGTTTTGCATAAATAACCGTCTTCCACTTACGCTCAACAACACTCAAATGTCCTTGTTTCACCATATGCCTTGCTGCTTGAGCGATTCTGTTATTTGGTATTCCGGTGATCAGTGCTAATTCATGTGGGGAGAATTGTTCATGAGTTTTCAGATATTCCAAGATGATTTCTTTTCCAGTCACGATCTGCTCCTGTAACTATCCCATGTAAACGCAAGAGTGCACCCGCCGCCATCATTCATCCTGTCAATAACACGCTCACCAATGAATGCCGAAAGTTCATCTTTGCTCTGATTACTAATCAGGATTGTTGGCTTCATGTATTCATATCTGGTGTTGATAATTTCGAACATGATTAGCTTTTCAGCATCACTGCCGAACTGCACGCCAACCTCATCGATTATTAACAAGTCAGGATGCGTAAATTGCCTAATGACTTCTTCTTCAGTTCTGGTTGCAGCCTTAGACCATGTTGATTTGTACTCTCTGGCAATTTTCAAAGCAGTGGTAAATATCACAGAGCTTTGATGCTCGATAATGGCGTGCCTAGCGATAGCCAGTGCAAGGTGGTTCTTTCCAGTTCCAGGCTTACCACACATGACCAGTCCGCCACCTTTCTGAAGGCGTTCAGGCCACTTACTGGCATATGCCTGGCATACCTTAAGAACTCGCTTTGCATCATCATTAACAGGCTCATAATTCTGAAGAGTGCAATATTTGAACCTCTCTGGAATATTGAGAGAATTCAACAAGTATTCAATTTTTGATTGTCTTGCTCTTTGTTCTGCCTGCTCACATTCAATCTCTTTCTTACGAATTTTCTCCTCAAGGCACTGTGGGCACTCAGATTTACTTGAAGTAATTCTTTTTCCTGAGATGGTCAGATATTTCTCATAGGAAGTATATTTACCGTGTTTCTCGCACTCTTCCACTGTGCTGGTAACTGACATTCCATCTGATGCTGATCCAATTTTGCTAAACTCAAGTTTCTGTTTAAGATCAGAAATGTCATTGATTTTTGAGTCTACAAGTTGCCTTTGCAGTGCCAGATTGTAACCATTTGTCGTATTCATATTCACTCCTGCGCCCATGAAGGCATTTCAGTTTGTCCGTAATCTTTGGCGGCAAAGTTTTCCTGCATAGCTCGATGCTGCGGCCTCGGTTGAGATTTCCCCTTTGGAGTCTTGGGCTCAAAAATCCCCTGCCAACCACTGGCGATGCTCTGGTTTATAATTTCTTCAGGTGTATATCCCTTCTCCAGACTTCTGCTTAGAACGTTGATAGCCTGAGTGACACTTTGCTTAGACTTGATCGACTTACCTATCTCCTTGCGATAGGTAACCCACGACAACCATGTTTCTGCAGATAACCAATCAGGCAACTCTGTTTCTAGCGGGTCGAACTTCTGAGAAACTTTTTTGGGGGATATAGGGGGTTTATTAATATTTTCTTTTGTCTTTAAAGAATGTCTTTTGTGTGTCTCTAACTTCGAGACATTGAGTGTCTCTAATTTGGAGACATTTTTTGTCTCTAACTTCGAGACAAAGTTGCTAACTTGGAGACACTTGCTGAATAGCCACGCAGATACCTCCCTGTTTACACCGATTTGATTTCCATCCATAAACAGGCAATTCATTGAAATCAGTTCTTTTTTAGCCTTGTTAACATTCTGCCTTGACAGTCCTGTTAACTGAGCAATTTGCTCATCGGCTATTCGATCTGTTTTCTTATTGAATCCATATGTTTTCCTGACGTAGGCCAGCATAACTTTCAACTGGCGAGCGGTTAAATCGGCACTTGCGATAGCTTCCAGCAGCTCGTTAGCGAATCTGGTGTAACCATCATCGATATCAGCCACTCTTCGCTCCTGTTCGGCAAAGTTACCTCTGCCGAAGTTGAGTATTTTTGCTGTATTTGTCATAATGACTCCTGTGGATTGATCCAGTCTTTCTACATCAGGCCTCGAAGAATTCGCCGTTCTTCGGGGCTTTTTCTTTTGTCAGCATTCTTGCTACTTTCTTAGCCAGTTCCGCCAACTCCTCGTCTTCAACACCCCATTCAAGAACAGCCAGAAGCATTCCCATTTTTGGGATGAAGCTGTCTTTCCATCGCGAAATTTGCGATTCATTAATCCCTAACGCGTCGGCAACCTTTCGCTGACCACGTACAGCAATTCGATTCAGGATGTTGCTTGTAATTGCATTCGCTTTCTTGCGAGTACTTGTAAGTTCCATATGTAAGTATTTCCTTAACAAATAAGAAGTTATGCGCATCAACTTATGCGCGTTGTATTCCCGCATTTCGGCGGGAATGAGGACCATGACTGTTAAAGAGCGGTGTTACTATTTGTTTTTCTTGTTGCTTGGGAAAGGACGAACTTCCTCTCCAATCACACTGCCATCAGGCTTTACCGTAACCATGATGTTACGGCCTGCCAGAATGGCCTTGCTGATAGCGCACTGGATTACACCAAAGTCACTGGCTGCTTTAGCCTGTCCATGGATTTTGGCGTAATCGGCAAGTGTCATTCGAATCATATGCACTCTCCGTTATTAACCATGAACAAAGAATACTACAGGTATTCAAAGCAATCAATACTCAGGGTATTTTTAGTTTAAGTACTTTAGCTATTAGAATTAAGCTATGGAAAATAAAAAATCACTGACGACAGAACAGCTCGAAGACGCTAAGCGGCTTAAGGCTTTGTATGAGTCAAAAAAGAAAGAATTGGGAATAACCCAATACTCAATCGCTGATGAACTGGGTATCACCCAAGGAGCGGTAGGGCATTATCTTAATGGCAGAAACGCGCTAAACGTTGAGGTTGCATCTGGTTTTGCACGACTGTTGCAAGTCTCAATTGCTGATTTTAGCCAGTCAATTGCTGCCAAGGTTGCAGAACAGGCAGAAAGCCTTAAGAGCGATGCCAACGTAAGGTATGCAGGGGAATACAGAGCAGGAAAGAGGTATCCGGTGTTAAGCAGTATCCAGGCTGGCTCGTGGTGTGAAGCATGCGAACCATACACCATTAAAGACATAGATGTTTGGCTTGAGTCTGACGCGCATATTCAAGGTAATGCGTTCTGGCTTAAAGTGGAAGGTGATTCAATGACGGCACCGGTTGGGTTAAGCATTCCAGAGGGAACATTCGTTCTTTTCGATACCGGAAGGGAGGCGATCAACGGCAGCTTGGTCATAGCAAAACTTTCTGACTCTAACGAAGCAACATTCAAGAAGCTGATAATCGACGGCGGAAATAAATACCTCAAGGGACTTAATCCTGCATGGCCTCTCGTGCCAATCAATGGAAACTGCAAGATTATAGGCGTTGCAATTGAGACAAAACTAAGGCTGGTTTGATCACGCAAGGGGCGATTATGGTTGGAACAGCTATAGCAAGCTTTTTTGGGATGTTGGCAATCTCGACAATTTACGGCTTAGCGCATGCTTTTATTGCGAAATCTCTATCAGAAAAAATAAGCCAGGCTTGGGCGCATAGATTAGCTCGTTTCATGATTCTAGTGATCATAGCAATACAAGGGATATCTGCATTTATCCTCTATGGTTCAAGCTTATACCTGTTGTATCAAGGCGCGACATTTACGCCTTACACCAGTGATTACGGAACGCTATACGATGGTAGTGAAGACATCTCTATGGCTTGGATCGTCTTTGGTTTATCTATGGCCGTGTCTGTTGTAGCAGACATCATTAAGGTAATTCTCGTCTTAACCTTCGCTGACTAAACCATAATCCCGGCAGCAATAGCTATCGGGATCCACTTCACATATCCCGCATAAAAAACACTGAACAAGCAGACACCGAAAAAAATAAATATCCTTTGTATTCATTTGCTTATCATTATTTCACCAAAAATAAATACCTTGGGTATTTACACAATAAAATACCTACAGTATTCTTTAGCCATCAGCAGGACGCTGGAAGCCAAACGGAACAGATTGGCAGGCTCTTTAACATTGATGGGATTGTCCCGCCGAAATGCGGGAACCAAAGAGTAGTTGGCTTTGGGGTGACGTGAAGTGCAGCTGCACGACGGCAACCGGAAGATAAGCACCCGGCGCGTCACCGCCAAAGTCAATTCCATAGGCGTTATGCAGCCGCCACCATATTCAAGAAAGCTGCACAAGAGGTAGGAGGATTTATGTGAATACTTACATTCAATTGAGAGATTAATTAAATAGAACTGATCGAGCAGAGTCCATGAAGGCTCATAAATGCTCTTCCATCCCCGTCTAATTGGCGGGGAAGGAAACCACTTTGTAATAAAAAAAATTCCAAAGTTGTTTCATCGGAGGTCAACATGACAGTAGTCATTACATATCTGGCTGACGATAACGCCAGAAATCGCCGCAGAGCACGCAGACAGGCTCAACGTGAACAGGCAATGCAAGAGCAGCGACTGGCGCGAAAAATTGCGCTAAAGCTCTCTGGTTGCGTCAGAGCAGATAAAGCAGCATCACTCGGAAGCCTTCGCAGCAAGAAGGCAGAAGAAGTCGAGCGTAAACAGAACCGTATTTACTACCGCAAGCCCCGCAGTGAAATGGGTGTGACATGTGTTGGTCGCCAGAAAATGAAATTAGGCAGCAAACCACTTATTTGAGGTGATATATGGAACGTAAATTTGAAATTTGGTTGGATTCCGGCGCAAACATTCATTCTTGCAAAAAGACAGTTGTAACACTCGGTGATCTTGGCTTATCCGAGAATGAGTGGGATGAAATGGATCGGGACGAAAAAGACGAAAACATGCGTGATGTAGCATTTGAAACGCTTGATTGGGGATGGAAGGAAATTAAGTGATGGCCGCATAGTCGGCCTTTATTTTTGGCATAAACAACAGAGGCCAACATGGAATTTAAAGGTACTGAAGGTAAGTGGGAAATAATGATGGATGGCGATGAGATTAAAATCATCCAGGCAGACTCACTTGAAAATGGCGCAGGCTGGCGTTCGTATATTGCAATCTGTGAGGAAGTTCAATGCATTGAAGATGCCAATCTAATAGCGGCAGCACCTGACCTTCTCGAAGCACTTCAGTTATTACTTAAGCAAACCAAAAATAGAACAACGACAACATATCCAGAATGGTATGGAGCTGTTAATAAAGGTCTTGTGGCAATCAGAAAAGCTCTTGGGGAAGAATGATGAATAAGAAATACATTGTTGAAGTTATAGAGCGAGAAACAAAAGAAGTAATTAAACATTTCGAATTTGATAATTATAGAAAAGCTGATCGCGTAGAAGAAGGATTGTTGCGACAAAGTAATCTCGAAAAATTTGATGTTGTCATGCGATGCGAATAAGCACCTATAGCAGATTTACGAGTCTGCTATGTGAGCAATGTCGCTCGTAACTAAACAGGAGCCGACTTGTTCTGATTATTGGAAATCTTCTTTGCCCTCCAGTGTGAGGGCGATTTTTTATCTATGAGGATATGAATAGATGTCAAACATCAAAAAATACATCATTGATTACGACTGGAAAGCATCAATAGAAATTGAAATCGATCATGACGTAATGACAGAGGAAAAACTTCACCAGATTAATAATTTCTGGTCAGACTCTGAATACCGACTCAATAAACACGGCTCTGTATTAAATGCTGTATTAATCATGCTGGCGCAACATGCTCTGCTTGTAGCAATTTCAAGCGACTTAAATGCATATGGTGTTGTGTGTGAGTTCGACTGGAATGATGGAAATGGTCAGGAAGGATGGCCTCCAATGGATGGTAGCGAAGGAATAAGGATTACCGATATCGATACATCAGGAATATTTGATTCAGATGATATGACTATCAAGGCCGCCTGAGTGCGGCTTTACCGCATACCAATAACGCTTCATTCGAGGCGTTTTCGTTATGCAATCAAATATAAGGAGTTACCCATGATGCACTTTCAGCTCGCGGGTAGCGGCGTCATGTCCGCTTTCTACCCGCACGAATCTGAATTATCACGCCGAGTTAAACAATTAATCAGAGCAGCAAAGAAACAACTGGAGGCGTTATGCGCAATGAAATAGCCATCAATCACCAGATGCTTCGTGCGGCACAAAACAAAGCAGTAATAGCCAGATTTATTGGTGATTCAAAAATGTGGCTTGAAGCAAATAAAGCGATGAAATCAGCTATCAACCTTCCGTGGTATCGCAGGAAATGAGTTTTACAGATAACTGGTCAGACGAAGAATTCATTCGTCAGATGAACAAAATGCTCAATCAGCACAAAGAACAGGAGAAAGATGATGATTCTGACTCTGAATGATAAGCGTGAAATATCGCAAATAATCGCAAGTTTTACTGATGAAGATTACGAACGAATCAACAGTGAAGTTGATCGCCTCTGCAAACGTTGCGACCCAATAAGCGAAATGCTTCGCTCATATAAACCAGATGAACACACTAAGGACGCTATCGACTGGCTGGAAGATGATGACTGTAACTATCAGGAAAAAGCCGCTGAATGGTTCTGGGATGCAATAACCGAAAGAGTTAAGGCTGAATATGCCTTCGCAATATTCAAACGCAGACATATTTATGGAGAAGCTGCATGAGCAATATCGTTGAATTCGTTAAACAGCAAGAGCAGTTATTCTGCGGAGCATTGACTGAACAGACGGTGACATGGGCTAAGGAAAGCCAGTTTGCAATTCAGTATTTCCAGAAAAACGATTACCTGGCTAAAACAGCACTGGCAAATCCAACCAGCGCACAGAACGCCATTATCAATGTTGCGGCGATCGGCATCACCTTAAACCCGGCCAGCAAACTGGCTTATCTGGTTCCTCGCGAAGGCATGGTGTGCCTTGATATCAGTTACATGGGATTACTTCATCTTGCGCAATCGACAGGATCAATTAAGTGGGGGCAATGCAAACTGGTGTACTCAAACGACACCTATGAATCAAATGGCCTTGATTCAGCACCAACCCACAAATACAACGCATTTGGTGAGCGAGGCTCTATTGTTGGAGGTTATTGCACGGTTAAAACAGCAGATGGTGACTACCTGACTGAAGAAATGAGTCTGGCAGAAATTAAAGCAGTTGAAGCAACGAGCAAGGCAAAGAATGGACCGTGGAAAACATTCTGGGAAGAGATGGCGCGTAAAACAATAGTTAAACGCGCCAGCAAATACTGGCCTAAAGCCCAGCGACTGGATAATGCCATTCACCTGCTTAACGAAGATGAAGGTATGCATCAGGAACCAGTTATGCCGCACAAATCAGAGGAAGATATCCGCGAAGATGAACGGAAACGCCAGCAGGAAATAATGGATAAAGCACAACTTCTTTGCGATGAAATGGCTCAGGCAGAAAACATGGACGATTTGAAGCGATATTTTGCAGAAGCATATCGCCTGACATCTGGAATGAAATTGCAGCAGAACGTACAAGCCATTTACATAGAATGCAAAGCGAAACTGGAGGTTGCCAGTGAGCAAACTGTATGAAATTGCCAATGAATACGCAAAATTGATGGATTCAGATTTAGAACCAGAGATGATTGCTGACACAATAGAAGGCATGGAAGGAGAATTTACCGATAAAATAGAGCAACTTCTTGCCATTATTAAAAATGAATCTGGTTATGCTGAACGCCTCAAGGAAGAGGCAAAGTCACTAAATGAGCGAGCCGCAGTAATTCAAAACAAGATTGACAGCATTATGGCGTATATAGCGTCATCGCTTGAAATGGTTGGCAAGAAAAAGATTCGAGCAGGTATTCACCAGGTAACAATCCGCAAACCGTCAGAAACTGTAGAAATCATCGACTCAAGCGCCCTTCCTCCTGAATACGTTGAGTTTGAAACGACAATTAAAGCCGACAAACTGGCAATCAAACACCAACTAAAAGCAGGAATAAATATCCCCGGCGCTCAACTCAAAGTTGGGAAACCTTCACTTCTTATCAAATAACGGTATCGCCTATGAAAAAGACTCCATGGGAGAAATGGGAGGTCGATTTCTTGCGCGAAGTGGCGGCGACAATGCCAGTTGAAGTTATCGCTGAAAAACTGGAAAGGACTGAAAAAGCAGTAATGGCGAAAGCAACAAGGATTGGAGCTGACATTGTTAGCCGACTTCGTGGAAGACGCTGGACAAGAGCCGAAGTATCACTTTTCGGTAAGTTCTCCGCAGAAGAAATAGCAATTGCAACCTGCCGCTCAATTTATTCAGTAAGAGCTATGCGATACAAGCTAAAAAAACTCGATGAAGAAAGAGCAGGCATACGAATAAATTAACATGGAGTAATTAACAATGAAGCTAAACATCGACCTCGGAAAATACGTTATTACCGGAACTAAACACGATCTGATTCTTAGCGAAAGAGGAATTATCAAAGAAGGTGAGAATGCAGGGAAAGAAACACTAAGCCGTATCGGTTATTACAGCAAGTTTGAGCATCTGGTCAAAGAGTTATGCAACCGTGAAATCCTGTTATCTCAGGCGCAGACGCTACAGGATATTCAGCAGCATATCGAGACTTTAGGTGTATCACTTAGCATGGCTGTTGACCAGTTCATGGAGAGTAAATCATGAGAGGACTTGCATACAATCCCGGCATTCTTCCGGCAGAAATGATTATTCGCCAACGCGTAAAGCCAATGCCATCGAGAGAGGAATTGCTTAAGAGAAATTCTTTTCCATCAGTGAATCAAAACAAATATCTGAATGCGATGTTGCGGAGTGGGAAGAAATGAAACAAATGTCACTAATTGAGATGGATGGATTTCTGAAAGGTAAATGCATCCCAAGTGATTTAAAGGTTAACGAAACAAACGCTGAATATCTGGTGCGTAAGTTCGGTGAGCTTGAATCAAAACTGGAAACGGCGTTGCGGGAGTGTCGTTCTGCTGGAATCACGATTGATAACCTTGAGGCTAAATGCGCGAAGATGGCTGCAGAAAATACCTCGCTTAAGCAATCTGAGAAGGAATTTAATGACTTTTGTCGTGAGGAGTTTAGCGAATGGGAAGATGATGTTACTGAAACCACAGCCACCGATGCTTTCCTGGCTGAAGTACGGGCGCAGGGCGTGGATATGGCTCGTAACGCGATGATTGATTTTGTCGATGGTGAAGTTGGGCCAAACAAGAACGTTCCGGGGCTGATTAGAGGCGCAGAGATATGCGTAAGTATTGCTGAACAGCTTCGCAAAGGAGGCAACCAGTGACTGTATGTCTTATTGATAAACGTCGACGTGGACAACAAATACCATCTGTTGAAATGCCGAATCACACATGGTTTTGCGTACTTGATATCGATGGTATGGATACGTTGATCGACACTCGTCATTACTGCGATACCGCAACAGCTACTCCTGCAAAAGCAAAGAAAATGGCTGCTCTGATAGAAAACTGGACTCCACCTGATGGTTGGTGCAATGGGAATGATCGAGATTAGCACGAAAAAATGAAGGGCTATATCTGCGATTTTTTACGTAAATGCAACGGCTTCAGGGTGATGTGACATGAGCAAGATTGACTATCAGGCACTGCGTGAAAAGGCAGAGAAAGCAACGTGTGGTGTGTGGTCGCTCGAATATGGAGAGGGCCGATTTGATGGTGATGATGCACTAATTCATCGCGAGGCTGCTGGGTATATTCCCATTTGCAGAATTGAAGGAGCGCATCCAGAAAGCGGTTTCGATGAAGATTTCCAAATGGAACAGCAGGCCAATGCTGAATTCATCGCCGCAGCCAGTCCAGCTACCGTGCTGGCGCTGCTGGATGAACGGGAAAGAAACCAGCAATACATCAAACGCCGCGACCAGGAGAACGAGGATATTGCGCTAACAGTAGGGAAACTGCGTGTTGAGCTTGAAACAGCAAAATCAAAACTCAACGAGCAGCGTGAGTATTACGAAGGTGTTATCTCGGATGGGAGTAAGCGTATTGCTAAACTGGAAAGCAACGAAGTCCGTGAAAACGGAAACCAGTTTCTTGTTGTTCGCCATCCTGGGAAGACTCCTGTTATCAAGCACTGCACTGGTGACCTGGAAGAGTTTCTGCGGCAGTTAATCGAACAAGACCCGTTAGTAACTATCGACATCATTACGCATCGCTATTACGGGGTTGGAGGTCAATGGGTTCAGGATGCAGGTGAGTATCTGCATATGATGTCTGACGCTGGCATTCGCATCAAAGGAGAGTGAGATCGGTTTTGTAAAAGATAACGCTTGTGAAAATGCTGAATTTCGCGTCGTCTTCACAGCGATGCCAGAGTCTGTAGTGTCAGATGATGACCGTACTCAAACATCGGGTTGAGTATTATCTTACTGTTTCTTTACATAAACATTGCTGATACCGTTTAGCTGAAACGGCATACATTGCAAGGAGTTTATAAATGCGTATCAATGAGTTAGAGTCTGAGCAAAAAGATTGGGCGTTATCAATGTTGTGCAGATCCGGTGTCTTGTCTCCATGCAGACATCACGAAGGTGTTTATGTAGATGAAGGTATAGATATAGAGTCGGCATACAAATATTCCATGAAGGTTTATAAGTCTAATGAAGACAAATCCCCATTCTGCAATGTGCGAGAAATGACTGATACCGTGCAAAATTATTATCACGAGTACGGTGGAAACGATACTTGCCCTCTCTGTACAAAACATATAGATGATTAAACCAAATATTACATAACAATCCTCGCACTCGCGGGGATTTCTTTTATCTGAACTCGCTACGGCGAGTTTTGTTTTATGGAGATGATAAATGCACTTCCGAGTCACAGGTGAATGGAATGGAGAACCATTCAACAGAGTTATCGAAGCAGAGGACATCAACGACTGCTATGCCCACTGGATGCTGTGGGCGCAGATAGCACATGCAGACGTAACCAATATTCGAATTGAAGAACTGAAAGAACACCAAGCCGCCTGATGGCGGTTTCTTTTTGCCTGGAGAATTAAGATGACCGATACCAGCCTGATTCCTGAGAAAGAAGTGATGAACAAGCTCGGTGTTTCATCACGTCAGACAATCTGGAACTATACCAAACGGCACGGATTTCCGAAGCCAGTCAGAACCCACCCCAAATCATACCTTCGTGAAGCTGTTGAAGGGTGGATTCTTAACGGTGGCGTTAATCAGAAATGCTCCTGA